AGAAGTTTATTCTTAAGTTGTAGATTACGCAATTGAACAATACTATCAGTTAATAATTCTGAGTATTTAGCGTGTAGTTTAGGGACTTCTAAAGATGATTTGTCAAGTTCGATATCATCGATCTCACAATCTTTAGACCACATTTCTTTGATTTCATCCAAATTCATACTATAATTATACTATATTTAATAGTATTTATGAAGTGCTTTTTATTTCGTAATAAGTAAATCTAAACGATACTGTACAAATAACTGCCTCTGAATCTGCACCTGATTCTAACTCGATAGCCCCTAAGTTTATAGGGAATGCATCATGAAATCTAAAAAACTTATTAGGTATATTTTTGTTTGTGTTGATTACCAAAGTTATATCTGACATTTGAGCAAGGTCTGATTCTGCTTTCTGATACAGTTTAGACTGAGTTGATGTCGACTTCGTAAGCGTACTGTAAGATGACGGATCGTGTACTGGAACGATTGCATCCATCCAGTCATATATTTCTTTAAAGTTTTCTAAATCTTCGTCTACCAAGAATGTAACATCTAATGTATCAAAAGTTACCTTATCACCAGGAAAATATGCATCAAGACCAACACCTGCGGCTTGTACAGTTTCACTGAACTGCATACCAGGTATATTAACCGATCTCACATAGTACTCAACGGCAGGTACTTTATCTATTAAAAGACGAAAGTTATTCTTACTGAGTATAGACTTATTGATTGCTGTTTCTGTTGGCATACCACTATTTAGTGAATCCGTAGGCTAAAAAAAAGGTCTCCGAAGAGACCTTTTAGTTTGAATCGATTGATTCGATTACAGAATGTTGCTGATTGCTACTTTTCTGTAGTATTGGTTATTACCTCTACCACCTGAAACAGATGATAATGGGTTTGCAGTTACGAATGGATTTGGAATCATTCCGTATCTTGTTTTGAAACCAATTTTTGGTTGGAAAGTATTCTCGCCAACTGCTCTCACCATTTGTAGTGGAACATATGGGCAATAGAATAAACCAGCGTCATAAGGATTTGAACCTCTGTAACCAACTGTCATGTAGTTAACACCAGCATATGGGTCAATGTACACTTTAACTCTTCCGTTTAGAAGACCAGCAAATGTGTTGCCAGTATCATCAACATTTAAGTCAGTTGATAAAGCAGGTGAGTAATCTAATACTCCTGCCATTGAAAGAGCAGATGCTACATCACTTGAACAAAGGATAAAGTTACCTTTACCTCTTCTTGTTCTTCTTGCGATAACATTTGATTCTCTCTCGATTTGGAACAATAGTCCTTTGAACTTCTCTACAGACCATCTACCGTTAGCATCGACATCTAAGTTGAAAGTACCTGCTGAAGCAGTGTCAACACCACCTGTAGAGGTTGAAGCACCTGTTTCTGCTTGTAGGTTTACTTCTCTTACAACTTCTCTGTTGATCTCTGAAAGAATTTCAGATGATAGAATGTTTGCAAGTTCTGATTCTGCATCTAGACCGTGGATTGCTTTAAGGTCTTGAGCAAGTTCTAAAGAGTACTCTGCTTTGAGCGCTCTGGAAACAGCTGTTACTGTTGCTTTTTCAATTGTGAATGACATTGAAGCGAACTCATTAGTTGTAGCATCGCCTAATGCTTCAGCGGTTGCAGTACTCATACCTGATGATGTTGTACTTGCATATGAAGGTGATGATGAATCGAATGGATCTGAGATTGGATCTACATCGACACCAGCATTATCTGTATCAGCAGCTGCTGAGAAAGCAGTTCTTGCTTCGTTAAATAATGCTTCTGAGTTAACAAGTCTTGATCCTGATGGATAGTCTTGATATCTTGCCTTCATAGCGAAGATTAACCCTGTTGGGCCAGTCATTGGTTGAACACCGCAAATGTCGTATGCAACGAGATTTGGCATAGCTCTTCTAACTAGTGAGATCAAGATTGGATCCCAGTTAGAAATAGCGTCTCCAGTAGAGTTCAAAGGAGCAGCCTCTGATAAGACATTTCTGTCTTCTCTTAGAGCATTCTCTTGGTTTTCGAGAATAACTGCTGTGACAGACTTCTTGTAGTTGTCTTCGATCTTAGGAAGATCGGAGTGTTCTAGAATAGGCTCCCACTTTTCTTGTAAGTTTTCTGATAAAAACATTTTTCGTTTTTCCTTTGTTTAACCTAATGGTTTTAGTTTTGAAATTGCAGTCATATACTGTGATATTTCAGGTGCAAGAACTTTATCTTCTGAATCAGATGAAAAATCTCCTGTTCCTTCTTCTACTACAGTTTCTTCTGCAATCGTTTCACTATCAGCAGGGAAGTAAGCTTCTTTAAGTTCTGAAACCTTCTCTGAGAAGTCTTCAGTGCTTGTGAAGTCTACACCTTTTGCTAATGAAACTAGTTTCTCTTGCTGTGATTCTGATAGGTCTTTACAGGCCTCTCTAACCACGCTGTCTCTCTTCATAGAATCTAACTCTTCAGATAGTTCCATATTTCTTGAAACTTCACTGTCAAGTTTGTCTTCCATTTCATCGAGACGATTTGCGAGTTCGTCCATGACATTGTACTTATCTTCTGGAACTTCAACATAATGTTCTACGAACAATGTTTTTAATCCATCAATGAAGTTATCTGTCATTTCTGATCTCAATCCTCTTTCGATAGCCAATTCGTTTTCTTTTGACCATTCTTCTGCAACATAAGAAAGATATTTGTCAACTGCTTCTGACAAGTCTCCTTTTACCTGCTCTATTGAGGATTTTAATGATTCTTCGTTTTCTTTTGAAAGTTGTTCTTTAATTTCTTCAACTTTTGATGAAACAGCGGCTTTGAAGATTGTTCTAGCTTTCTCTTGATTCTCTTCTGATAGTTCAAGAGCCTCTGAGATTTTTTCTAGGTCGTCTTCTACTTCCATCTCAACTAGATCAGATTCGACTTCAGCGGACTCTTCGACTTCTTTCTTGTCTTTTTCGTCCTCTTCTTCGTCTTCCTCTTCCTCTTTTTTCATCATTGCGTTGATTTTTTTGTAACCTTCTTCAACCTCTTCCTCATCTTTTTTCTTCATGAGTTCAACGATTGATCTTGCGATTTCTGCTTTTGACAAGGATTCGTCAACTGACTCTTCATCATCTTCTGACATTTTACTGTACATTGCCTGAAGTGATTCTTTATCCATACCTTTCATAGCGTTGACCATTGCCTTGATCATTTCCATTTTTGAAGGCTTTGATTCTTCTGAATCTTCTTCTTCTGAAACTTTTTTCAATTTTGGTTGAGGGTCAGCTTTTGAAGCGCCTTTCTGTTGCGGATCGTTTGATACGCCCTTAACATTTGATGCACTTTTGACTGAGTCAACGGCTTTGTCAACAGGATTTTCTTCAGGTTTGACGACTTCACCTTTACCACCTTCAATTGAAGCGGCGTCTGATGAACCTTGTTTAACAGGTTTTTGATCCCCTTTGTCGGCTTTAGAATCAGGTTGCTGAGCTTCGTCAAGCACCTCTTCAATTGCCTCACTTAGGTTTTTTTCTAAATCTGCCATGTTTTCTCCTGTTTGAGTAAATACTCTTTTATTTATATGTTAGAGGTTCTCCACGAACTTCTTCCATGCTTTTATTTTGGTTTCCTCTAGTTTTGATAGTTTAGAACTTCTGAGATCGTCTCTCATTTGTTCAAAATCTCTAGCTTTGAGGATTCCAGACTCATAATACCATTCTACTCCTTCCATGATGCCTTCTACGAAAGCCTCTGGAGCAGAAGGGTCTGCGACTATATCAGCGGCTGTTGCCAACTGAAAGTCACCTTTTACAACTTGGGCACCATTCTTCTGTTCTAATGAACCGAGTCCACGAGAAGATACACCAAGTTTTGCACCATCATCAATCAAGTTTCTTACGATTTGACCGTTAGGTGTTGTTAAAATCTTTGCTCTACCCATATAATTATTACCATCTTCTTCTAATTTGGTAATCATATGTGATACTTTGTCTAAGTTGATTGTAGGGCCTTCGGGATGTCCTAACTCACCGAATGCTCTCTTTTGTTCTACAAACTCTTTATTATATCGTGCAACCTCTTTCTTCATTATCTCTTTAGGGTACACACGACCATTTCTGTTCTTGATCTCAGATTGCATGAACACGCCTTCGATAAAATAATCTTTTTCACCTTTCTCGTTTTGCTCAACGATAACAGGTTCGATTGCGTAGTTTTGATATTCGCTAATTAATTTCATTTATTGCTCCTAATATTTCCTGCATGGAAATGTTGTCTTCACGCATCTGCATCATAACTTTTTTAATATCTTTCATTTCTTTCTCGGCGTCCTTTAAATTTCTATATGGATCGCCCATAGATACACCATCTACATAGGCATGTACCTTGCCTCTTTTGTCCTGTGCGTAGATTATTTCGATCTGTTCTCTGCCAGCTTTCTCTTTACTACGCTTAAGTTCTTCTTGACCCCTAGGCAATTTGAACTTTGCTTCATTTAACTCAGTTGTTATCTGTTTCCAAGTTTTCATCTGGTTGTTTGTCCATCCAATTTGTTGATGTCTCAACTCTTTTCATATCAACAACTTCAGCAGCTTTAGCTTTCAATGCATCAAAGACACTGTCTTTTGCATCTTGCAGTTTACCTGCTTCAATTTGATCAACTATTTTTCTGTTTAAATCTTCACTCATATTTTATTAGAAGTCTAAATCGTCTTCTTCTCCTTCTTCACCACCTTCTGCTTCAATTTGAGAATCCATTTTCTCAATATCTGCATCGGTTTGTCTTAGTACTGCTTTTCTAATATACTCGTTAGAGTAATATTTACCAACATACTCAGACATTTGTCCAAGCAGATCAAGTCTTTCTCTCATGATTTCGCCTTCTTTCAACTCTGTAAAATGGTTGTCAGTTGCAAAGTCATAATGAATAAAGTCTTTGACCTTATCAAATTCTTCTGAAGAAACAATGTTCTTCAATACTAACTGAGTTCTTAACAAGTCTGTAAAACATCTAGCAAACTTCATTTGAAGTCTCTTCGTAAACTTGTTAAACTTCAACTCATCTCTAGAAATCTCAGATGCACGACCCATATTGAATCCGTTATCTGACTCCATTCTAGAGTGTGGTACATTTAGAGATCGGTATAACTTCTTCTTGAAGTATTCGATATCTTCTACATCTCCTAAGTTTTGTCCACCTGGTAATGTAGATATTTCTGTACCTCGACCACCTTCTCTTCTTGGTAACCAGTAGTCTTCTAACATAGACATATGGCGTCTATCATCTTTGATTTCGCCTGTGTCTGCATTATAAACAAGTTTATTACGATACTTGTTCATAACATCGGCAAGGTATTGTTCT